CATATTCCATAATCTTATCAAAGATTATTTTTAGATACTTTGCAATAATACACGCAGCACTTGCAATCAAGTTTTGAATTCTACTGATGATAAGTGATGCAGCATCAGCATAGCATTTTAGTGCATTTAAGTATTTTGCTATTTGCTTCATCAAGTTATCCAATACCGTTTGAATACATTTCATTGCAGACCCGACTTTATCGTCAGGTTTCAGCATAGGTATTGGTTCTTCATACTTATCCTGTCTTTTTCTATCACCTGCACTTGTTTGGTGAACATCAGTGCTTTCTTTTGTTGCTCCTGGTTGAGATGGAGACGTTGGAGAATTTGCTTCACGACAACGATCTTTAGTTCCTAGTGCTACTTTTTGTTTAATAAAGTTATCAAACTCTGGACCTTGTGGAATATTTTTTGATGTTGCTTCTCTAGCTGCACTTTGTATGTCTGCTAACTGTGCTTGTGTCGCTTGCCCAATTGGAATTCCATACTTATCAAGAGTAAATCCTGGGGGTATAGGGGCACACTCTTTTGCTTGTTCTGGTGCTTTTGGTTTTACAACTGCCTTATCTTCATCAGGAACTTTTTCTTTCTTTGAACCTGTTTTGGGTTCTTGAGTGTTCGCATATCCACTTTGAGGAGAAAAATTTTCTCCACCAGTTAATGCAGTTTTATTGGATAATATCGTTTGGGCATTGTTTCCCAATACTCCCATAATTATAGGAACTTGTTGCTCCTGCCCATCAAGGAAGAAACCAAATACAAAATTTCCCTGACGGATATTTGGTGTCTGTGATGCTCCAGCCTGACCGCCGCCGGCAGTGATAGGATACATCACTTGTGCCCAAGCAAGCTCTTCAGATTGAAGAGATGTTTCAGATCTATCGTGAAGACCTATAATTCTAACTTTATAACGATATCCCCATCCAGGAACACTATTTTTGCTTGCAATTTTCCCTGCAGATATGTTATCACGCCAGGTGGAGTCATCGGTAATCTGTCCGATCCACCAGTTGAAATTTGCTCCTAAGAATCCTGGATTGTATAAACTCATCAGTCGTCAAAAATTTTACATTCAGATGCGTCTGGATTATCATTACAATATAATTCAAGACTTGTTGGATCGTGGTCATCATCGGGGTGGCTTTCAATCCATCTCTCAAGTGCTGCTAGTTCCTCTTCGGTATGGCGTCTTGCTTGCGGAGAAGTTGTAGGATCATCTAGAATTTTTTTATCAGCTTCAACATGCTTGTCTACGCTATCCATAATGGTAGATATGATAGTATTAACTATTTAACAAGATTAAAAAGGGTTTCCAGTTTTACCAACCGAATCTCTAGTCGCTATTAATCTAGTGTAACAACCATCGGTTAAACTGTAATAATGACATAAATCAACAATTACATAATATCCCCCAAACTGCTCATCCATTTCTGGAGTTTGTTTGTTTGATAACTCTGGTGGATCAATCCAAATCAAATCTCCAGCATGAAGACTTAAGTCACCAAAAATTACAATAGATGTAAGTGAGGAGAAAAATTGATTATACCTCATTGATGCTTGGTTAGCAATATTTTTAGGATCAAAATTAATTGTTTTTGATTTTTGAATCTGCTGTCGTGTGGGACCAGTAGGCATAGTACCAGTATCTAACAAATAATATTTTGTTTTTGAGAAGTCTTGATTGTTTCCTTCAATATTAAATTTTGGATTTATCTTTGGTAAATTTTTACCTGCTTTTGTAAGATTTTTTTCTGATCCCTTTGCACTTGAATCACCTTGAGCATTTGGATTAATGACTTCATAGTAACAGTTAAAGGGATCAAAAATAATTGTTCTCGTTGAATATGTTCCTGCCTCTAATTTCTTTAAGATATCACCACTAGGGCTAATAGAATTAATTTCTAAAATCTTATCATCATATCCCGTAGATGTATTTACAGTTCCTGTGTATGAATATCTTTTAACATTCTTTTTCCTACCACTTTCATCATTTCCTGAGATAAGTCCATCAATAGATCTAAAGTTAAACCCTTCTGATGTTTCATAAAAGAAAAATCCTGCAGTGTTTCCATAAGCTTTGTCTAAGTCTGGTACGCATTTATTTGAAAAAGAGTTTATAAGATGAAATGGGTGTTTTGATTTACCTTCAAATTTTAATTCATTCGTTCTTTCAAACTTCAAATCCTTAGTGGTATTAACAACATTTTTTAAAATGTCTTTAAAAGATTCTGATATTGGTCCACTATAAGACTTAGTTACTATTTTTTTCAAATTAATTACGGATTCTTCAGAAACCAAATCAAGTGTCGTCAAAGATTTTTTTGTATCAATAGAATTTTGATTTGGCGATCTAACTTGTAAATCTATTTTTAAAGTTGTATCATGATTCATATCTTTAAAAAAGATGTTTACTGTTTCACCGCCTTCTATGGGCATTCCTGATATTACGGTTTTTGTTACACCTTCTTTTGCTGGATATTGTCCAATATCACTATATGTTACAGTTGCTTTTAATGTATCATTTAAAATACTTTCATAATAGTAAAAATCTGTAATGGTAGTTCCATCTGCACCTAAATCTACAGGTGGAGTGTTTCTACCCTTGGAAGGAGTAATTACAAATTTATTAAGTGAATAATTTCTTGCAATATCTGATTGTCTTGCCATTTAGATAAAAACTCCTATATCTTATTTACCCAAGACCACCAGCATAACTTGATGCTAAATGGTCTTCAGTTTCCTCGTTACCGCCAAACATAGCGATAAAAGGTGGTCTGGAGGATCCACTGGGAATTGGGACGGGAATCATTTTTTCTTTGATAATTACCTGTGTTGCTACTTGTCTATCATAAGAAGTATAATTTCTTAATACATTTAATGCACTAGTGTAATCTGCTTTGTTCAATGCATCCAGAAATCCTGGATAATTTTCTTCTAGTGCTTTTGTTGAGTCTACATCAATAACAAATTCACCGTGAGTAAGCATTGCCCTGACCTGATCAATGCCCGTTTTTCCTTTTACTTTTCCACCTTTATTAAAAGCAACGTGTACGTGATCATAATGATCGTTTGCAGCCATTGGCGCAACTCTTCTTCCATTTTCAATGCTAAATCCCAAAGGTGTATAAATTAACTGTGCTATACTTGTTCCATATCTTTTTATTATTTCTTGAGCAAATGCTAATTGCTGTGGTGTACCTCTTCCAACAGAATCATTAGAAAAATCCATAGCACGATTTTTGTAGTGTAAACTTCCTTCAGCGTGTCTCCCAGTATTAAAAGAGGTCATTGTTAATCCAAACTGAGAGGCAAGTTGTTGTGCAGAAGAAAGATTACCTGGCATAGTTCCCATGGGACCAGACAGGGCAATGTTACCACTAGCAGTAACTGTTGCCCCAAAATTAGGCACTGCTGCTATTTTATTTTCTTTGTAGTTGTTATACCATCCAAAATAATTATCCCCCGCTTTTCTTTGAATACCACCAGAAACACTATAACCTCTAAAATCAATTCTTCCTTGAACAAAATCTCTTGCATTTTTTTGCAAACTAGGATCTAATAAAGCTGCCGCTACCTTTTTTAACGCATCTTCACTTTGACCACTAGCAGCAGATGCTGATGTTAAATCTTGAATTGCTAACCACTCCTGATTTGCTTTACCCATCGCACCTGGTTTTGGATACTTCCAAGTCGGTTCATATTGCATATCACTTGTAATAATTTCTTTAATGGTTCTGTTTCCATATGCACCAGAACCTTTTCTATTATAAATTGATTGTGCAACATCAGCCCATCCCTGTGGATCTCCATCTTCTCTAGAAACAATTGCAACTAAAGTCCAAAAGTCTGCGTTTCCACCTTGGATATTAACATCGGTTTGAGTTTGTCCTGGTTCTTGAGAACTTGTTCCAGCACCAGCAACTCCTTTTAATCCAGATTGTTTCATCAAATCATTAATGATATCATCAACTTTAGGTGCTACACTGTCTTGAACTGCTTTTGCTACTACAGTTCTTATTTCATTATCATCACCAAACATTCCACCACCAATAGTGTTCTGCATCCAAGGAGTTAAACTATTAGCAGCACTTTGATAATCAGCAGTTGTTGGTCTTTCGCCAAGTTGCGCTTTCATAAAGAGTCCCGCTATTCCACCTAAACCAGATGCAGATGTAGCAGTCTTATAAGACTTCTTCATATAACCAAGTGGGTTTACGGTTGTTGATTTATTTTTTTGTTCT